AGAAGTGTCTATTTCTAAAATCATAGTCTTATATATTATATAAGCTTATGGTTTATCTGAAATATATCTGATAAGCCTCTGTTAATCCCATAGGCTCAATTGTAACGGTTTTAAATCTCTGATTATCTTATAGGCTTCCATAATATAATACCTATAATTAATCTTTCTTTCTTCAATTGGTTTATCATCAAATTTATTTAGAAGAGTAACACCAGATGCAGTAAGCATATTCTGATACTGTCTTGCAGAAGCCTTATATTTACGTTCTCCTACGTATGGCTCAGTATATGTTATAATTTCACCTTCTTTATGACCAGTATCTTTCCATTTCCACAAGTATCCACCATTAGTAGATGCATAGAAACGGTTAGTTCTCTGTTGCTCCTCATTCATATATTCAACATGCCATTGTTTACCAGTTTTCTCAAACATTAGAAAATCTCTTATATCTGTACAATTCTTAATTGTATCTTCAACTGGTATTCCATCTTTAAAGAAACTTATTACTGCTTTAGGTATAATTTTTGGAGTTAATCCTTTTCCTAATTTTACAGTAGTAATAAACATCCCTTTCTCTTTTACTTTGTTATCTTCAGTAATAGCAAAATAATCATTAATAGCATATTGATACATTGCTTTAAAACGATCTTCTTCTAAGGTAAGTTTAGTAAGCTGTTCCCATTCTCTACAAATACTGTTTACTTTAGAATATGCATCTTTCTTTAGTAAGACGAATAAACCATCAGTATTTGCTTGGACGATTCGACATCCAATTTGAGTTAATTTTTCAGCTAACATAAGTAATAGTAACTGTCCATTAATTCTAATCTGCATTACTGCAAATGGACTATAACAGAAATTATGTTCATTCTGTAAGTTACCTGATAAACCATTTAAAGCTAACTTTAAAGTTTCGTTCTTTACTTTATCACCATTGTGTTTAGCTTCAATTCGCTCATCTTTGATTTGCTTATATACTTCTAAAAATTCTTTACCTAAATGTCTAGGATAGAATTCATATTCTATAAGCATACTTGGATATAGTGAAGCTACATCTATATCTATAAGCATTTCATCATCTCTAGGAATAATAATCTCAGGACTATTCACAGAATGAATACCTCCTACTCCTACAGAATAGCGTAAATTATTAAATACAAACTTATTTTCATATCCTTTTCTACCTGGAGATACTATCTGATTTTTCATATCTTCTAGTACTCTTTGTAAAATAGGACTATCATATTTAATAAATGGTAATATTATATCTTTTAATGGTATTACGCTCATTGGAGATCTTAAATCTTTAATATCCCACCAAGTTAGACCTGTTTTTTCAAGATATTTCTGAGTTAAAATTTTCATTCCAATATTTACACCATCTTTACTGAGTACTCTTACTCCATATTCATCTTCAATAGCGATTCGTAAATCAACGTCTTTCTTACATCTATTTAGTAATTCTGAAGTAGATTCAATATCATTGATATTATAATCTATCATAGAGTCAAAATCTTCTAAAGGAAGTGGTTTAGTCCAATCACATACAAATTCCTGTACATTAGGATATTGCATTGTTACTTGGATTTCCTTTAAACCTACTCTAAGCTTATTAGAATATAACATAGTAAGAATATCAAAAGTATCAAACCATATTTGATACTTCCAATGTTTCCACGCGTCTATATTATCTTCACTTGAAGTAGTTATAGTCTTACTTAGATTAAATATAGAACTACATATAGTAGGTATATTATATTGCATTAATTTATCCTCATACTCAATTATATAATTAATTATAGGATTATCATAATGCAAATTATTATAGCCACAAAATATAACATTAGCTGGAATGTTAATATTTGTAGTATAATAATCTCCCCAAGTAATGTATTTATCTACTTGTTTAAAGAACTTAACTAATTCTCTTAGTTGATTTTTCCTTTCTGATATCTCAAACTTATAGATGTCGTTTGTTTCTGTATTTTTTACCGAACAATGAAAGATATTTTGAAATACCTCAATATCATATACGTAGACTATCTTTCCTCGTATAATCATATTATAAGTATTTAAAGTTAGATCTCATGGTTGGACTCGAACCAACGCAATCACACTACATAGTAGCGGCTCTACCACTGAGCTACATGAGAAACCAGTTTAAGTTATGGAAACAGAAATATTATGTTTTTATGCTGCTAATAACTTATTACGACTATAATAAGTTATACTATTATCTCCTTCAATATCCTTTACAGTTACTCCTGTAAATGATGTATCTTTCTTATACTTTTTAGCTAACTTGGCAGCTTTATTCTTTGCTTCATCTCTAGTAGATGCTTCAAAGTTTCCAGTAGCAAAATCATATACTTTCATATCATTATCAGAGCATTTTCTCTGTATAGCATATTGAAAGTTTCTTTTGTTAGGCTTTTCTTTAACAGATAGTTCTGCGGCACTAGGAGCCATCTGTTTACCTTTTTTAGGAGTTAAAGGATTATTACGTACTGATTCATCAAATTTAGCTTGCATAGATTTCTTTGCAGGTTTATCAGCTTTTATTTTCTCTTTGATTTGTTCAGTTGTTAACGTAACTCCCTTAGGTTTAGTGAACATATTGTTCTTAACTATACGCGTAAAATGTTTCTTCTCTTTACGGGTATATCGTATTGTAGGATCATATCCTGCTTTCATAAGAATATTCTTGATTAATTCTTTTTTAGATTGTTTTATAGATTTGTTTTCATTCATAGCATCTTTTGCTACTTTAGTAGTGTATTCAGATTGTTTTTTATTTCCTGCCCACTTTACAAATTCTATTACTTTCCCATTCTCATCATATTTAATGATTCCAGATGGACCCGGTTTCTTGCTTACCGTCATTATTTGATAAGCCTTATAGCTTCTACGAAACTTATTTTTATTACTTCTATGATTCTTTATACCGGTTCTATTATTTTTCTTTGCTAATATCTTTTTCATAATTTTGATAATTAAGTCATTTACTTGAAAATCCTTTTATTATGGTAGGATTTTCTTTTATCGTTTCACAATAAAATATGGTAGTAGTATTAGTACCTACACCTATACTACTTAACTCTCTTTCAGGATGTTTACTAGCCCAGTTTATAAGAATATTAACTCTATTCTCATAAGCTGAACTAGACTCCCAAAATTTCTTTCTTACATAAATTGCTTTTCTAACTTCTTTCATATTTATGCAGCTAATGCTAAAGCAGGAGCTTCAATATTAAGTTCTGCTTTCTCATTAAAATCTGTAATGTCTTTATTGATTTTGTTAATTTCTAATTGTAATTTATTTTTTAGACCTGCAATATAAGCTGAAGTAAGCTCTTCAGTTTTATCTAGGTTCTTCTTTCCTTTAGAACGTTTAAGTTTCGGATCAAGAGTCTTAATCTTACTTAAGTGAAATAACTGTTCAGTCTTTTCACACAAAGTAAAGATGTTAAGATAGTTATTATCTTTAGATAATTCAGTAAACTTCTTATAACCCATATTAATACACTGCATATATAGTTTTAATAATATGCGTTCTTCAGATAGAGTTTCAATCTTCTGAAGCAATGCTTTTAAGTCATAATTACGTTTAGCTTCTTTTGGAATAACATTTTCTTCTTTAATCTTATTCCAATAGAAAGTAATTTCGTTAGAAATTTCCTTAATACGACCGATTTTACCTTTATTCTTATCTCCGAGCAAATATATTGATGTAATTGATTTCATATTGATTAATGTTTTTTAAATGTTAAATACTCGACCAAACTACATCTACCAGTAGTAGTTCCTATGGGATTCAAACCCATAACCTACACATTAAAATATTAAGCAGTTAGTTGATTATAACGATATATTCTATCACTGTGTTTATTTTTAGATTTATATGTATCTAATTGAGAATCACAGTTTGGGCATAACAATCTTAAATTATTACGTCTATTATTATTTGCATGACCATCTATATGATCTAGAACAAATATTAAATCTTTATTGTTCCAATAATTATCACATCCACATATACTACATTTGTTATTTTGTTCTTTTAAGATATACTTTTTTATCCAAAACATTGATGTTTTTCCGTAGTACTTGTCTTGATCTTTAAGATAATCCAAGTATTTTTGTTGTGACATATATTCGCGTTGACATTTATTAGAACAGTAAATTCCATACGAAGAATATTTCGGATGAAATTCTTTTCCGCAATTTTTACATATTGCTATTTTTTTAGATTCGTTATTAGGTTTCATAATATTTCTCTTTTATGTTATTATTAACATAACGAAGAAACTTAGAGCTAGTTGTAAAAAATGTGTTGCTCTATTCAGTTGAGCTAAGGAACTGTGTAGTAATAACTGCCCAATTCAGCAGTAATTACTATAAATAGTACCCAGTTCAGTACTATGAAATTATGTTGTTTTAAGATAATATCCAAATCAATATTTTCTAAATTTTCTTAACTGGCCGAGTACTATAGGAATAACCCGTCCACCAGTCTTAATTCCAACTATTCCATTAAGCCCTTCAAGGTTAACGTCTTCAACGTTGGTTATACCATTTTCTCTTGCATATTTTTTGATATTCTCTTGATTAATCCATTTAGAATGTAGTTCCCCATCTGAACAATTCCGCATACAATCAAACAAAATATCAACTATACAATCGAAATCCTTACGTTTCTTTGCCTCATCAATTATACTTTTAGTAATTTCGTCAAAGGCATATTCATTTCGAGTCGAATTTGACCCAGTAATTGCATCTGCTATACTAATAGAAGCATCTATAATACTTACCGATTCATAAGTATTAAATAATCTTTGCCACCATAATGGCCCACTTCCGTAAAATAGAAAGACCCGTCCATCTTCTCTAATACTTACTTTTTTAGGCGTTTCGGTACGTCCTCCATTCCAAATCTGAATTTTAGACAATATGGCTGGCTCAGAACATATTAGAATTCGCAGAAGTTCTACACGTAATGAAGAAAGTCTGCCGTTCATAAGCTTCTACTATTTTTCTTCAGTAATCGTAGCAGTTACGTGAATTTCAGTTTCCTGATTATCTAAACCGCACTGCCGTAAATACTCAACCTGCATACGCTGATTCATATCCATATAACTACGGACAGTTTCAGCTAACTGCATACACTTACGTGTCATCTCTTCATAGAAGTTCAACACACTCTGGTTGGATAACTTAGTTAAGTCATTCAACATAGGAAGTTCTTCAGCTGTAAAGAACATAGGCTTAGAGCCTGGTTTGCTCAACCGTTCAATACACTCAATTACGTTCTGCCGAGTTGCTTTAGTAAATTCAGGATCAGCAAGCTCAAAGACTAATGATGGATCATTCTTCTTCTCATTCAAGATGATTTTCGGACGTCCATCAACATCCTTCTCAAGTAAACTAACTGACTCAACATCAATAGCCTTGAGAATATAAGCTTTTACTTCCTGACGGAAAGTATTCTTACCTGTAGCTACATCTTCTTTCCACTTAAGGTCAGGAGTCTGTGCTACGATTGTAAATATCTGCTGTCCAAAGAAAGGCCCAAACTTCTGGGCTGTTTGCCGATAGCGAGCTAAAATTTGAGCTGCTAAACCCGGAGTGTTAGCTCCATTAATATTATTTTCCATAAAAATGTTCCTTTTTGAGTCCGTACTTGATATACCAATACGAACATAGTTATACAAAAAATTGATAAAATCTCTCCACCGTTCGATTATTTAATAGCTATTCAAAATTGGAATAGGTGAACTCAATCACATAATCTACTAAGCATAAAAATAATAAATTGAAAATTTATGAGAAATACTCTGTGAGTTACTTCTGATAATTTCTGATATTTTTTTGTTTTAACGTCCCGTTTCGACGGTTAAGATTCAATTCCTTCGATGCTTAACGCACCCCTCACCGTAAGCGTATAACGCGATTAGATGCGATATAAGCCACTTTATCATCAGTTCCTTAGAACCTACTGAGTATGTCCGGTATTATCGAAATTCGTCAGAATTACGGTTGTTTAATCTAACATTACTAAAATCATAGACTCATTGCTTATAGCATGACCCATCTATACCATTTCCAGGATTTGTTTGTTTATACTGCACGAACATTAGGATTTCCACCTATCATCGTCTCCTTGTTTGCTTATGGAATACTTTCATCATAAGTGTACTATTGCCCTTACAGAGACAGTGTAAGAAACAACACAGGTAACTAACGATTCAGCGTTCTCTCACATACAATGTTGCGCATTGTACTTTACGAGTGTCTTAACAGTCAGCAATGTCGGTTGGCAGTCGGGGTGGTGATCTGTCTACTCACACTACTCTTACGAGCGGTAGTCTCAGCGTTTACAGTTCCATTGGACTTCCCAATTAGTTAAAAGTTAAACAATTAGAGTTCATTTTGTCATAGCTGACTCTACTCAGCGTAAGTAAAATTGATTCATTAAGCATATCATCATATACTATAATTATTACTAAACTGGTTTTAGGATTCTAACCCTAAAGCATCTTTAATAACTCTATTTACTTCCTTAATCCATAACGATGTTTATTATCCAAAATTCTGGTGTGAACTAGTATAATAAATCAAAGGCATTTACATATCTTGAAATGCTTAAGCTCTGCCGTTTTTTACAAGGAGTTTCCTCTGCATCTCCTAATCTTATTTATTACCACGTAATAACACTTGCTAAAGGTGTCCGCTTCTAAGTTCAGGGTTATAGCGCCCTCATACTCGCATTTTAGACTATTATGTTTTAGTCTCGTCATTTCTCATATATTATACTCATCTACACGACAAAACTCATGAGTCACCTTAGACTTGAAAGACGGTATCAATCTCATATACCTCATCCCTTATACGTAAGTTCTTTTACAGCACACTATTTACGATAATGTACAGGATTGGCTCCTGTTCCACGATAATCAGTCAAGCTTTAACGTTTGCATGTTTAATTCTTGGATCATTGCGTTTCCAGCTTTCATATCCTTACTTTGTATAAGTATGTACCATAACACGGTTATCCTTACATTAGTATCAGTAATTTACTCCCTTCATAAGTATAAGTTCCAATATCCACAATTGCATATTGCATCACAGCTGATGTATACTGAACACTAGAGTTAGCCTGTTTCCCTTTCTGGACGCACAGTAGCGCTTTTGTTAACCGATTTTGGAGACCGGTAATGCGTTATCTGCAATCTCTTTTTTTCCACGAGCTGGCTGCTTCTTAAGGTGAAACTAACCTTTGCCTCTCGGCTTTACTTATTCTTTCCAAAGGAATAAGTCAGGAACCGTATTGCTCCTGTTTCGTCATCGTGTTTATATCCCTTTTTGATTCTGCTTTTGATAAACTAATACGGATATAAGGATTTCGTTCCCTTTGTACTGTTTAGTACTCAGTGTGTCTTCTCTTTAGTACTGCGTCTTTAGAAGTCTCCAAACGGTTCTCACTTCCTAATGAGGATTGTACACGCTTATCCCCTCTTATGTAGTTTTCAATTACATAAGCTAACATCCTACCTTTTGAGTAATCTCACAGTTTTAGCTGCTAACATATTCTCGGATCATGTAACTTTTCGGGCTATGGAGAAATGATTCCAAACTCCCTGACAGGTGCGACCAGTATTATTGTATACTTTACCGCATGACTTCCCCGGAGTGATTTACGCTACAGTTTTACTCCTCTCGAACTGTGATATAATTATAGTATTTATTATACGGTTATTATCACTAACTTTTTACCGTAGGGCTGTCATCTTTAGCCGTTAATCCTTGTTTTGGTGTATTGATGCTTATTATTTCACCAGTGGTAAGATTAATAGAAGCTACTACTTTCTTACCTAGACATATGTCGACAAACTTATTTTTTACATCACTACTACTGATGTAGTCTATTGGTTCCATTTTTGAAGCATCAAAACCATCCAAACATTTACAAGCATTACTTACAGACGAACGTAAGTACTGTTCTACATATAAACAATTAGTTATACTACTGTTAGCTTGGTCTCTAATAAAAGTAGACTGATTACCTTCTACTATAAAGTATTCAGTTTGAGCTTGAATAGAACTTAATTTAGCTCTTGCTTCTCTTGAGTCCTTAATGATACGTGATAGACGTATCATCTGTTGAAGTATAATTTTATTGTTCATATTTATCTACTATTGTTAATGGAGTTGCCGGTGATTCGTCATCAGATACCTTACTTATAGCATTTACTTTCGGATATCCTGTTGAATTCGTCTTCTCTATTACTTTAGTTTTCCACTTAACTACTGGCTTTGGTTCGCCAGTAGTTTTTACATTCACTTTTGCATCTGTTGTTCCTTTCACGGATACTTCTAATGTAGATAAGTCTACCTCGACATTTATCTCATCTACAGACTTTTTCTCCTCTTTTATTACTTTGGGGAAGTTAGGTAACTCCACTATAGAGGGCATAACAGGCTGTGCCTGTATAACTTCTGTAGTTGCGAACATTTGCCTACCAATGAATACACTGACAACAAACATTCCAACTACAGTTAACATTCTATTATTCATTTGATATGATATTTATTAGAATGGCTATTCTTCTAGGATATGAATTTTCAAAAGAAACTTTTTAAACCAGTTTAGTTTTTTTTTTCAGTTCCTTCAGATTGTTCTTCCTTCTTTGGGTATTCGTCTTCCTTTGGAGCGATTAAATCTCCTTGGCAATACTCTGCAAGACGATCAGCCGGATCTCGATATAGATTAATAATCTGGCCTACTACCATACGCATCTTATCAAGCGTAGGAGTCTCCTTCTGTTTGTCAAAGTAATTGGTACGAATACTCCCTAGAACCTTACGGGCAACTTCACGTGCAGCTTCAAGTTCAACTTTCTTACTGTCTTCTACACCATCAGTAGTAATAGTATAGTCAGCAAATAACTTATCAATGTAGTCATTGCCCAGTAAGCCAGTAATAGCATTAATTGCTTTATCTTCTTCCGGCTTTGCTTCAGGATCATCCTTCAGTTTATAGCGGAAGTTTTCTCCAATTAAAGCACGTAATGCTTCTGCTACTTGTTCTTCACTCCAACCGGCTTTAGACATGTGCGTATGCATGATAGAGTGAGCCATACACGGTGAACCTGTCTGTGAAGTATATAAGTATACAGCACGACCTAAACCACGCAAGATAGCTGTAGGCTGGATAATAGAGAATATCTCATTGATCCAATCTGTAACTGTCTTCTCGTCTAATGCAAGCTTCTTATCTGCATCAGTTTCTTTCAGGCCACGATATACACGATACCATTCTACAGTGTTAACTATATTTTCTGCCACATTTTTCTCTTTAGAGATGAGGTAATTAAGGGCAGTTTTCAATTCCTCATCATTAGCAATCTTGTTAGGATCAAGCTCTGGAATTTCTACTTTTGGCTTGCTGTTTGCAAGTTCTGTAGGTACTTCACTTTCTGAGAAGTTAATAGACATTTGTCCATCGTTCCCAGGCAGAGCTTTAGCAGGAGCTAGTTTAATACCTAGCATTTCTGCCATACTTTGCAGCGGTAATACTTGGTCTGCAGCTATCTGTAACTGCAATTCGCCACGTTCACCACGGTCGAACAAGTCTTGACGTACATCGACAAGAGCTAACAAAGTAACTACATCAATGCTACGATTGATGTCTGCATATAACTCAGGATATTGCTTCTTGAGTTCTTCATTGTTAGCATAACGCTGTTGCATTACAAATGCTAACATAGCCTTACCATCAACAGATGATTCTCTTGAACCAATAGGTATACCGGCCGTAGGAATTCCTGTGATAAGGTTTGCAGCACGTTCAACAGCTTTCTTTTCAGGGCTGTTCTTACCTGTTGCATCTTCAGGAATGATTGTAGGAATTTTCTCTTCCTTCTTCTTAGGCTTATCCGGACTTTTAGGGGCATCCTTCTTCGCCTGAACCTTAGTTTCCTTAGCTGTAGTAGGAGCTTTCTTTGCATCCTCTACTTTAGCATCTTTCGGCTTGTTATCTACTTGAGGCTTAGTTTCCTCTTTCTTGTTCTCAGTGTTGTTTACTTTAGCTTCAGCTTTTGCTGCTGCTTTTGCTGCTTTCAAGGCTGCCTTTCTTTCAGCCTTACTCATTTCTTTTGCCATTTTGATAATGTTTAAAGTGTTAAAATAAAAAATTATTATTAAGTACAATTAAAAAGATAGATTAGTTTAAGAGTTAACTATCATCCTCTATTTCTGGTGAGTCACGTCCATTAGTAAAAGTATTATTTTTAGTTAGTGCATCGAGTAATTCTTCATCTTTAACAATGTAACCTGCAACCCCAGTAAGGCGAACGGTAGTACCTTCTGTCACTGTAGCTACTAAGCTTTGCATGCATGTTAAAGCATCATCATTACTCATGGTGCTAACTAAACTAGTAAGAGAAGTAGTTTTATCATTATCTGACTTAACTACTTCCTTACTCAAAATACCTACTAATAGACCAGCCATAATGGCGAAAACAAGTTTCCACCACATTCCTGTACTACGAAATAATCGCGCAAGGATAAATGCTACAGTTAGTAGACCAATAATTGCTGGTGTCATAATTAGTAAATGTTTTTAGTTTAACAATTGTTTTAATTTCTCTCTCGCTTTGTTAAGGCGAGATTTCACTTGAGACTCAGAGAGTTCAAGATGCTCAGCAATCTCTTTGTAAGAGAGATTCTGAACTGTGCGTAGTTCAAGTATATACCTATACTTATAGCGAAGTCTGTTTAATGCATCTGATAATTTACTATCTGTCTCATGATATATGTACAAATCCTCTGGTGAGCTGTCGGCCGAACTGCTTACCTGTAGACAGTTATTATCATTATCTAATTCATAATCATACTTCTCTTTTTTGGTACGTCGTATATAATCAATACTACTATTTATAGCGATAGTTTTTAACCACATCTCAAATGAAATATGATTAACATAACTAGCTATCTTAAAGAAAGCTTTAGTAAACGTTATAGATACTAAGTCATCTGTTACATCCTTATTGTGTACAATATTATATATAGTATTGTATATAATTCTGTAATAACGATTATAAAGCTGTGTGAAGGCATATTGTTTACCTTCTTTAGCCTGCTTGATCAGATCTAAAAGCTGCTGTCTTTCTTCATCTGTCATAATTACGGGCTTTAGTGTGCCTATAGAGTCAACCAAGACTCTATAGACTTAAAATGGCAATTCTAGTATATTCTTACAATAGTATTCATACCAATCTTTGTAGAATTTATTATAAGTATCCCATATACATTCCATGAATTCTATCTTCATAGGTCTAGTAAGTACACTAGTAGGAGTATTATTGATTAATCCACATAATATTCTTATGCGTACTTTTAAGGTTAAATCCTTATCCACTCCTATCTTTTGTATTATCATATTGTCAAACCAAAATATTAAATATTTTACAGTTTTAATCCTATAAGATTCATGAAATTCTATTTCGTTTAATTCCCTTTTTTGTATTCTTAAAAAGGTATACCACTCAGGTCGCCAGTTAAATGAACTATACTTAACTCCCCAAGTGGTATATATATGGTTTGTCAAACTATAAATTAACATATTGCTGCTTTACTCTTTTAGCTATTTTCATTAGTACTACATTAATTTGTGCTAATGACCAGCCTGTAGTTTCTAATATATAAGCTTTAGTTGCAGCTACACCTCGTCCATATATTCCAATGTCTTCGAGGTATTTATTAGTAAATGTCTTTAACTGTTCGTCAGTTATATTAGGCATTTTCGTACCATGAATCGATTGTCGATAAGATGGTAATGAACATATTTCTGAGTATTCATACTCTAGAAAAACAAATTTGTCAGGATTTGCTAATACGCTCTGAATTTCAATAGATTCTTCAGGTAGTATTGTGAATTCCCCTTTCTGTACTAAGTCATTAACTAATAGTGCAGAAGTAATTCTCATACAAGGAACTTCTCCAATTATATTGGCAAGAAGCTCAAAGTTTTCACCTACAATTCTGTAGATACCAGGATGATTGAGTCTCATGGTTGATTAATTTCTTTTTTAAAGTTATTTACTATTCCAGATACTTCTGATAAAGTTAATTCTGGATACTTTTGCATCACTTTATTAACTGCATCAATATCAGACTTAGCTGATCTGAGTAAGTTAATGAACTCTGTTCTTTCATGTTTAGAGTCAAACCAAGCAAAATATCTTACACGCATTGATATTCGTATTCTTTTATTTTACTACTTAATTCATTCCATTTAGTAATATCTATATCAGTAGCATCTACTAAATGTATTATGTCACATTTAGTATTGAATACTCTTCTAATATAAGATATTCCTTCTTTGTAGTGATACTTATTCTTATAAGCACGAGGTACTACATTATGAAGACGAGTTATTAATTCAGTCTTCATTCTCATCTCTGTTGCAGCTTTCTCCCATGATTCTGGAAGATTCTGTCTAATAAAATTCATTAATCCCATTTCAAATTAATTTATTGATTAAACTTAATTTTTTATTTGTAGTAAGGGGAGGACTCGAACCTCCGATACCAGCTTTTGATATTATCTCACCGCTCTACCATCTGAGTACTATCCTTACTCCAGCTTTCTACGACATTAGCTTAGCCGTTGGACTCTGTTATCACGCTGCGATACCAGTATAGTCCGTTACATAACTTGTATTGCCAGTTATCTGCGTATTGACCTATTCTACTTCACATTGTCGCTGTCAAAACCGTTTAGCCCCGTGTATTTCTATTACTAGAAACAGAACTCCTCCACGTTTATATACGTTTATAGTATATATATATAAATATTCTAATATGCTTAAATATAAACAAAATAGAAAATTAATCACTATTAAATGTGATTGTTGTGGAAAAGAATTTGAAAAACCTGTTTCTGAGTATAACAGGAATATTAAATTAGGTAGAGCAAACTATTGCTCACGTGCTTGTAGTGGTAAAATGTGTAATAAAAATAATAAACAAAAAGGTAATCCTTCTTCTTTAAATCCTTATGCTAGGAGAGACCAATATACTCCATTTAGATATTATTTTAGAAATGCTAAAAAGAGATTTAAAGATTTCAATCTTACATTAGAATATCTAAAACAATTATGGGAAGAGCAAAAAGGTATCTGTCCTTACACTGGTATACATTTATATTTAGCCGAATATAAAGCTAATCATAATAATCCTATTTATACAGCTTCTTTAGATAGGATAGATTCTACTAAGGGCTATATAATAGGTAATGTACAATTTATCTCTACAGCAATAAATTATATGAAGAATAATATGTCTCACAGAGATACAATTAAGCTCTGTAATATTATTGCTAAACACGTAGTGGAGCTAGGGGCATACGATAGCCCCGTCCATACGACTGATTCATAGACCTAACAGTCAATGTGGGTATACAACCGACCAAAGTTGTATACCCTATGGTCTTGAGAATGGTTAGTTCTCTTATACTGATCTTGATAATACACGAATAATAGTTAAAGTATAGATACTTTAAGCGATTCAAAGATTCATATTATTCAGTCTAAACTTGATGTCACGACTAAGGCGTTTCTCTATCTCTAGAGGACAATCTTATTGTCGCGATCTCAGACTTATGATCAGTAGTTCACGGTAGTTCCTCATAACTGATTTAAAAATTCTGTATGAGACCTGTTAATTCAGGTCCTTGTATGCCTCAGGCCCTAGTTAGTTCAAAAGAACTGATTCCGCCTCACATACTAAGCTATTGATTCAAAGATTCTAAGCTTGGAACCTCTTTTATTTTGTTTGTTTTGAGTTAGCGACGATTTACACCGGGTACTAACTCATCGTATGTCCACTGCCAGGAATCCGGGAAGATATCACGCAGTTCTTTTTGAGATTCGTCAATACTCTTACCGATTTCAATAAGGTCTTTATCATACTGCTTCTTCATCTCGCGAGCTTCTTTATCCCATGCGGATACAGGCTTATTTCCACTCTTGATATCTTCAGCGAGTGCAGATAAATCCTTCAGGTATGTTTTAATACGTTGGTTTGTACGATTAGAACGGCGAACCTGCAGTACTGCGGAAGATACTGTAAATTCACATTTCTGTACAATAGCAACTAACTCATTTGTTAGCTTCTCTTTGCGACGTTCGGCAATCTTCTCAGCTGCCTTAGTAGCAATGTCTTCAGTTACTTTACTAGAGTTAGCGATTACATCTTGGATGTTTTCTCCATTTACCTCTTCTAAGAGGATGTTCATTTTCTTTTCTGCCATTTTGAATACAGTTTAATTGATTTAACAATAAAATTTATTTAACACTATAATATAATCTTAATGAAAGAACAATCATCAAAATATCTCTTTTTAGCCTCTATTATAGCTACTGCTATAGTGTTTAGCTTCAATTTAATATCTTTATATTTGTTCTTTTTGTGGATTCTTAGTGCTGCTTCTCTACTACATCTGCTAAAGTATGATATAGCTTCTAATCTTTTCTCCTCGTATAGAGTAGGAGTAATAACTATGTTAGTCATATAATATGACATCTTAAGCAGTTTTAAGTGCTTGTCTACGCTCTCGATTTAATCGAATTTTACGTTGACGATAACTTTCTCTTTCACCTGCTTTTATCAGCTTACGATTTTCATAAGCTGTCTCTCGTTTCTTACGATTTATAGATGTAAGAATAAGGTAATTAGTTACTCTTTGATGCTCTTTTTTTAAGTATGCTTCAAGTTTAGCTATTTCCTCTTTAGCCCAGTCAATATATTCTTGTACTGGATTTTTGTTTAATTTTTCTAGCTCTATAAATTCTTTTAGAGCTTTTATACGTTTTGTTTTACTCATATTTTTTTGATAAATTTAAGTAATGATTAAAAAGAACTATCCTATTTATTTGTATCTCTTATTCATAGGTAACCCGTTTCCTTCATCACTGACCAATAAATGGTTGACCGTTGTATAGTCCGTTGTACTCTTGAATAGCAGTCTAGCAACTGCTAAACTTCCATTAGGGATTTGGTTATAAATAGTTCTTTAGGTTGACTGAATCCACCATTTTACTAACAATTTAAATTAGTAATATATAGTATTAAGTAGAGGCTCTGGCGGAACCTCTACTTCTTTACTATTCTTTGGTTGCATTCTGAGTTTACACTCATGAGTACATTCACTACAGTTGATATGATTATCAAGTGTAGGACAATTATTATCTATTTCCATGCTTTCTTACGATTATAGGGCTCCATCTTTTTATGTTTTGGCTTCTTTTTAAATTCCTTTGGAGGCTCTTCATTATTCTTCTTTGCCATACTAATAAAATTTAAATAGAGGATTAATATCTCGTAATAACTCAGGTAATGCAGATAAACCGTATTCCTTTAGTACCTTACGATGTTCGTAATATGCAGAAGTAGTATTTACTTTAGCAATAATACTTACTGGAACACTAATAACCTCGCGATTCTGTTGTACTAAGAACTTACATAGTTCTGAATTCAATAGCTCTCGTGTCTTGAGAGCAGGTGAACCAATAGATGCAACAATCTTCTTACAGAAGTCTCCTATTACTGGTATTTGCGGATTAGATGGTCTATCTACTGCTATATCAGTTGGAGTTAAACATTTAGCTACCATAGCACTCATCACATCTTCATCTGATAAGATACTTACATCTACGTTCTTAGCATCTGTATTATTTGCTATATTTGATGCTAAAGATGTTACTAGTGCATGTTCATCTTTTATTTCTCCTTTAAATGTAATAATAATTGCTTTCATATTTTACTTTTGATAAGTTATTTACTAGGAATACTGATAGATACTTCTATTTCATATTCCTCTAATTCTTCAAATAGTTTATCAGTATTTAGTTTACTGATAATTTCAATAGGTGGATTAACTTCTACTCTTTTACCTGGTACTGTTCTACATAGCTTTTTAGCTCGTTCTAACGATATACCAAGTACTTTAGTAGTAGCTAATAGGTTAGCAAGATAATGGTCGTTACTGAATTTTATTTCAGTTAATTTACGGCCCTCTTTTACTTTATTGACTACCATTCTTCTTCATCTGAAATTAGATTCTCAAACTCAGTAAAGAAATTCTCTGGATCTTTACAGATAATTCTTGTATTATCTGTCTCTATGACTACAATGTCTCCAAGTTTGTTATTGCAGCTCTGAGTTATGCTGTCAATATAATTAATATTGACTACCGCAGTTTTTGTTTCTTCAGTATCTGTAAAGCATTGCTCTACAAATAAAAAATCTCCAATCTTTTTCATGTTTCTAAAAAATTTAAATTGTTAATAATGACGCCTGGGCACTCAGGATTTAATTAAGTTAGTGCCAACTTAGTTTATAGCATTTGTTATAAGACAAAGATAAACGACCACAATCGTTACTTACTATGACTCTCACTATAGTTTTAACTCATAAGCAGAAGTAGCTGTCAAACTAAATCTTATTGGAGTACATGATTTTAACGTCCGCACGATCATATATACCATCTATTCTATCAATCCCGTTTTTTACAGTTGCGCAATTAACCTGTATAAATGAGGATAAACGATAACCTTGCTGTATATACTTACGCCCCACATGCTTGTCATTTTCTGAGGACGTATACTCTATCTTCACAGACTGAGTATACTAGACTCTAATATTCATTTAAAACAGAAAGAAGGTTTGGTTTTAATTTTGAATAGAGTCATTTACAACCGTTGATATAACATGAGTTTGTATAGAGTCATCAAGATATTTTTGAGCTCTTGCTCCAGATAGTACTGTGTTATACGTTGATGTGTTTGATTCATATATGTAAATCATGTCTTTTATAGACAACGATGTACCATGTTGCATCAAAATATCAATTAATACTACCTTTGGCATAGCTAAAAAAACACTATCAACCCTTCTATCTTCCCTCATTTGTTCTCTCATGTTGAGAATATCCTGTATTGTTGTTACAGGTTCCTCAATAATAACTTGAGGATCTTCTTGTACTTCTTCTTGGTTTACACCATTTAAGAAATTAGCAATGTTTTCACGCTCTGCGTAAATTATTGCTCCCATCATGCCTATTAAGGCAAGAGTTATTAATACTACCCAAACTATTATTCTTGGCGGTTTAGGTCTCGCCATCATTTCATTTTCCATTTTGATAATGTTTTAAAATTAGTAATTAATCTCCCCAAAACCAATCTTGGAGTAGTTCTTTAAAGTTTTCTATTATGTAATTTCCATCCTCTCTTTCTTTTATCTTCAGAGATGTCCCGACAGTAGCATCGGAATAGACTAACCCATCGTTAGCACCCAAATAGAACAAACCCGCAGATTTATTATATCCACTTCTTCTATATAACCAAGAATAGATGTAATAATAACCAAACTTGGGTTCCCAAGGTTTGTTATTGTTACTAATAAAGTTAAGAGCAGCTGTAATTGTACTAAGCTGTTCATACAGATTTAAATGCTTATCCTTATAAGTTCTAGGCTTTCTACCTATTACTTTACAAGCATCTTTGTAAGTTTTAATTTCTTCTCTTTTCATACTTTTATTGATTAAAGTGTTACTTTATAGTATCTCCAACAAAATATACGTGATGATATAGATAGTACTTTACATATACAGTACTATTTTGGTTTGTAATAGGATTACGTAATGTGAACTTATATTCTTCATCATTGGTAATACTTCTCTCTTTATTGACTAATATATAATTCTTGTACTTCATTTGTAAATCTACAAAATTATATACAGTTTTGGACTCTTCGTATTCTCTTTTAATTAGAATGCCAATAATATATGTTATTATTGCTATTACTAATATTCTACTAATTCGATTTAGTTCATAATATTTAATTACTTTTATCATAAATAGATTTTAATGTTAATTACTAATTGTACCCAGAGCGGGAGTCGAACCCGCATGGTCATAATGACCATCAGAATAGTAGCGTAAGTGGGAATCGAACCCACAAATTCTATTGAACGCCACTGTTTAAGAATGGTGCGTATACCAATTCCGCCATTACGCCACTTGTTTTATGTTTTTACCTCTGTAATTATCAGTTAATGCATGACAATTTGGACATAAAAGCTAAAGATTCTCTATGCGATTATCATGTTTATCACCATTTATGTGGTGTAATTCTAATGGTATTTTCTAATTTAACCATAAAGAATTATTACAACATTCACATTTGTATTCTTTTATTTGTTCTTTTAATAATCTTTTACGTAATTTATCTGAACTAATAAAAGTAGAATCTTTTACTAATATTTGTTCTATTGGCTATGCTGTTTTTATTTTTTTATATCTTTTACCAATATTCCAAACTTTTCCTGTCATGTGAGAAATATTAAGATCTAATTCTTTAATTTTTCTCTTAACTGTATCATAATTACTTCCAGTGGGTTTTAATCCGAGTTTTCTTATTACTTCTGCGTAAGATAAACTTGTTTCAACCGCTAAAATAAACTATTCGTTTGTCCATTTTCTTTTACTCATAAAACTAGTTTTAATGTTTATTATTCTGACTTGTCTACCTATTTCGCCATCTGGGCATTTAAAATTATTAAACTTTAACTCGAGTATAAAGACTAAAATTTATAAATAAATATTTAGGTGAATATTCCGATTTAGGAGTTTCATTAATATACTTGCATTTTGCATGCCATACTCCTTTTTCTACTATTTCATATATAGTGTCTCCATATTGGAATATATCTCCAACATTTAAATTTGATAGTTTTTTATACATATTTTTGATAGTTATTAAAGTTAATAAAAAGGTAGCTGTTAGTTTTCATAGGTAAAACTGGAAGATTTTTTAGACCTATTACTTAACACACTCGCCACGTGAAGGCCAGCTTTTGAGTGCAATCAGTATATCTATATTCACATACAAATATACTGACAACAGTACGCTTACTGTTATGCTTAATTAATCAATCTGTACAATTAAGAATGAAACGATGATTAAATAAACAAATGGCTCATACTATAAATCTAAGGACGAACGAACTTGGCTATATTAAACTATATGACATCTGCGACTGGAAGAAGGTAATATTGCCGTCTAATATAGTTGTTCCTGATTTTAACGTCTGCACTAATACTCGTGACACCACTACTATAAACACGAGATATAAGCCCCACAGGATTGTCAAGGATTCTCACCTTAAAGATGCAGTAATATTTACTGCATTAACTTATTAATAAAACACTGCTGTAGATACAATTACATTGTAAGGTTCTAATTTTTTAGTAACTTCATCTACTTCCGTTTGTAGAATAATATTGGGTAGTGTACTATATTTTCCTATGCAACTATCTACATATTCTTTAGTTTGGTTAAGACTAAAGTTGAATTGTTTTTTTAGTATTTTTATTATGTCTAGTTTAGCTGAAATGTTAGTTTCTTCAGGTATAAACATACTCATTCTTACTAAGTTTGTTTTATTTCCTGAGTCTTCCTTACGCTCCAATTTAGGTATGTCTGTACAAGGAATAGGTGTTTCAATAAGAATAGATAGTATGTTATTAAACTGTTCCTCTGAACATACTTTAGAAACTGCATCTAATAGACCATTTGTAGACAATTTCTCGTCTTCAATAAGCTTATCTATTACATAATTCTGAATACAAGTTATTTTCTTCATAATTTGATATTATTTATTTGTTAGTTAATGCAATAAAAATAATAGAGTAAGCGCATTAATATAGTCATCAGTTACGATGTGTGACTATAAGCTATGCTAAGAGCTGTCTGATATAAGACCTCACTTTCTCTTACTCTATTCTTACCTATATCTATAGAACTGATTCAGATATAAGCGTGATACTTATTGTTCAGTTAGTATCAGACTGTTAAGCACCTCATTAAGCCTATCGAGG